CAGAAACATCAACAGAAGTTACTGAACCACCACCGCTTGTAGATGATAGAGTGCCTGCAGAAAATGATAACCCAGACCCTACAGTCACATTGCTAAATCCGCCAGATCCATTACCATAAAGAATTGACGTACCAGAAGTCGCTGGAGCATAATCAGTGCCTGATGTAGCTGCAGCTATTGCCGTGCCGTTGCCTTTAAGTAGGCCTGTAATGCTAGTTGCAATCGTAATTGCAGGAGTAGTCGTTGATGTAGCAACTGTGCCTGTAAAGCCATTAGCTGAAACAACTGAAACGTTTGTAACTGTACCTGATCCACCACCGCCACCAGTGTACTGAGGAATATTTAATGTGTTGCTAATAAATGTAGCAGCACCGCTAGTCCCTGTTGTAGTTAGTGTGATTGGAGCTTGGTAGTCTGTTCCAGCAGTTGCAGCTGAAATTGCTGTGCCATTGCCTTTAAGAACGCCTGTAATACTTGTCGTTAATGTAATTGCAGGTGTGGATGATGCATTTGCAACCGTGCCACCTAATCCATTTGCACTCACTACAGAAACCGTGGTGACCGAGCCGCCGCCAGATGTAGAAGCTAGTGTGCCTGCTGAGAACGATAACCCTGAACCCACTGTGACAGCACTGAAACCCCCTGAACCATTACCATACAGAATCGATGTGCCAGAAGTTGCTGGCGCATAATCTGTGCCTGCAGTAGCCGCAGAGATTGCAGTTCCATTGCCTTTAAGAACACCAGTAACAGTTGTGCTAATTGAAATTGCAGGAGTAGTTGTTGCAGTTGCTACGGTACCAGCAAACCCGTTTGCAGTTGTAACCGATGCTGAGGTTACTGTACCTGCTAAAGCAAGAATGTTATTTACTGTTGCTTTTACGTTACCTGCACTTTGTACTAATGGCACCAGTTCCGACCCCGATAGCGGGGTGGTTGCTGGCGTCATATTCGAGATTTTTGTATCAGCCATGTTTTGCCTTTATTGCTGAAGTTGAATAAAGCCGCTACCGTTTTCAAGCTCTATGTTGCCTTGGTTCAAAGGTGTCCAGTCTTCCATTTGAATGAAATACGCAGTTACAGGACCGCCGCCTGAATACTGATTAACAACGCCACTACCGCCTACGCTATTTCCGTACCCATTACTGGCATCCGCAACAGTATAAAGCGCCAGCCCTGTTGACGTATTTGCAGCATTAGCAACTGAACTTGAACCTACAGGCATTATGCAATACCGGCTTGGATTACAGTTAAAGTTGCAGTGCCTGAGCCACCTGTTACGTTCACTCGAATACCTGACACAGGAAATGCATAGTTGCCGTCTGCATTTGTAGTCTGTGCAGCTATAGTCGGGTGATTAAACCAAGTAGTAAAACCAGTAGCAGTGCCAGTTGAATTCGATAAATTATCAAACGTGTGCTGTACTGTATATGTCGGCGTGCCAGTGATCACGACACCAAAGCCCACATTAAAAGGTGTTGTATTAAGATTCATCACCAATGGGGCGCTTGCGCCTGTCACATTGGTTGTTGAAACGATCATTTGTCGCATGATGTTCCTTTAAATGTTAAGAAGGGGGACTTAACCCCCTCCCATTACTTCATTGAATACACTATAGTTACTTGCCAGACACCTTGAGTTGTTGTAATAGCAGCGTTAGGTGTAACGGTAGCTACAACAGAGGTATTAGTACTAATATTAGACATTGCAGTTACTTGTGCAGCAGTAAATGCTGTCGTTACTCGACCACCACTAAATGCAGCAGTTGAGGACAAATATTGAGTACCGGCAGCAGCAGTACCGATTGTGATCGGTGAGCTTGCTACAGTACCTGACGGTGCTGTTAATACATCAACTTGGAAGTTAATGATTTGAGCGCCAGCAGGAAGCGTAGCAGTGCCACTGACAGCAGTACCAGCAGCAACGCTAGTTATAGTAATTGTTTGGCTCAACACTGCATAACCACCATTGGTGGCTTCAGTCAATGCATCGCCAGCTACTAAGGTAGAGCCAAAATATGTATGAGTAAGACTAGGCGTAGACATTACATTCTCCTAAAAAGGTATTAGGGGCCGTAGCCCCTAACAAGGTTATTAGACGCCGGCAGTACCGTAAACGGTACGTGGGTCAGTGAAACCTGGAATATAACGCTCGGTTGCCTTGTAACGCATTGAATCAGTCTCGAAATCACCTTCCATAGATTTCTCTAAGGCACGGCGCATCATTAACTGCAAACCAACTTTAGCGTCAGTCTTAATCCACCAAGCGGTAGTTGAAGTCAAACGAGATAAGTTAGCTTGGCCACCACCGAGCATGCCCATTGACTTAACTGGGTTGATGTCGTTGTTAGCATTACCAGTACGTAGAACAGATTTCAGCAGAACTTCTGCTTGGAATACGTTCGAAGGACCAACTACCAGCTTCTCAGGTGTCAAGCGGATACGCTTACCGTTGTTGTCAACAGCGTTGCGGATTTGAATGAGCATCTGTTCCAGAGAGGTTTGCGACAGAGCAGCTGCAGTAGCCAACTGGTTACTGAAAGTGCCTGAAGCGATTGGGTGTGCTGTATTAACCAGTGAAACACCGTCACCGCCTGCATATGCACCACCTGTGAACGAACGGTTCAAGATGTTAGCGCATAAGGTTTCTTTAGTTTCGATTAAAGATTGTGCTAAGTGCTTAGCATAAGTTTGACCGATAGAGATGTGGTCACCGTCTTCAACCAGAACTTTGGTTAAAGCAAATGCCAAACCGTACACTTTATACACATATCGTGCATTAAACAGAACACCACCAGCTTGGTACGTCACTGGCATGCCGTCTGGCAATTCAGGAGCAGCACCAAAGCCATACAGTACTGGCTCTTCGTGGTAATTACGTGGAATACCTTGGCGTTGAGTAAATACTTGCTTCCATTCGTCAGCGCGCTGATCGTAGATACCGTCGAACTCTTCGTTCAGAATCGGCTCAACGATTGAGCGGAAGTCGGTGGAACGCATTGGAACTGCGCATAAGATAAGACCATGCTTGACACCAAAGTCAAACAGGGCATCATTGATGCTATGACCAATACTCTTGATGAAGCCGCTAATCTTCGACAAAGCGGTATTTAATAATTTAATCATGATCCGCTCTCCTTAGAATGCGACTTTATCGGCAACAAACTGATGCTCAGAAATTTCAACTTGAGCGATCACATAAGTATCACCCCATGCATTATCTGCATATGGAGTTAACCCAACAACGCGCAATTGAGCTGAACCAGCTGTTGTGATTGATGCGGTATCCAACATCATTTGACTGATACCAACAACAGTTGAACCAGAGCCAGCTACTGTCGTATCAGCTTGGTTACCAATGTTAGTCAAGTTAAGAGCTGCATTGGACTGGATTTGATAAACGATCTGAGGATCAGAAGTTGCGTAAGCAATAACATCTGTACCAGTAGTGCTTGCAATCCATTTGTTGGATACACGACGACGACCGTCAGAATCGGTAAACTCTACACCCTGAAACACGCCGATGAAAGCTTCGCCAGCAGCCGCAGGTTGTAGTGTGCCGTTAGTACCGATCTTAACGGGTTGGTTTTGTAAAAGAGTAGCAGCATAGTTATCCACCAGCGTAAATTGCTGTGGACGAACGCTACCACTTGTGTGGTAAATTGGCTGTAAGCCAAAAGGTGCGCTAGTAGAAGACATAATAGTTCCTATAAAAATATGTCAGTTCAACCCTCACACCCTGCTTGGTTAATCAGTAAAGACAGGGCGATCAGGAACGTTGCGCAAATCTGCCATACCATCACCTTCGATCAACTTGCCACCTGCTCGTTCGACTTGATCTCTCATGCCTTCGGTCATGGCTACTAGCTTCTCATCTTCACGCAGTGGTGCATTAAAGTGAGCTTCTGTCATAAAGGCTTCATAAAGCCTCATAGGCAGCTTAAACGCTAGCATCTCGTTAACCCCGATAAACCCTGCATATTCACCAGTCTTCAATGTTGCGTATTCCCAACCAGGAACGTCTGAAGGCTTAACTGCCTCATATCCAAGTCTCATACGAGTTTGGACAGAGTCGCGAGGGTTTGTGGTGGTTAACCAGCAAGTGTGATACCCAGGTATCTTTGGTAAGTCAGGCAATGCGCCTTGAAAAAATTGATGCCTAAACATCTCGACTCGTTCTTCATCCGAAATTTCACGATTCTCTTTGACATTGCGTTCTTGCATGTCACGTGGTTCACGTGCTTTGTCTGAAGTTTTTGAAAGTCTTGCGTCAGTCATATCTCACTCCTTTCAGCGAGTTGAATTATTATCACGATCCCACTTAGCATACGACTTCAAGTAGCGTTGTCGTGCTTGTGGGTCATCCCATACACCGGCGTCAATCATTGCTTGTTTGCGCTCTGGTGTAATGTATACTTCATTGCGTGAACTGCGTGGTGCATTATCGCGACCAGACGCAACAGGTGGTCCACCTCGTCTCCGTTCTGATTGTCCTAGTGCATTATCCACTCGTCTATCCAGTTCTCGCCAATAATCTAAACTATTCGGATTATACCCCTCATCAGCGAGAGTTTGATCAATTTGTGCAACCTTCTTTGATTTTTCGTCTCGACCATGAGGATCGTACCATGAGTTAGCTTTCACCCAATCAGTTGCTAATTGGTGTCCTATTTGCGGCGGTGGCGCAGTTTGCTGTACACGTTGGTTTTGCTGAAATTGCTGTGTGTATGCATTTTTCGCATGACTTAACTGATTTACTTTAGCAAGCGTTTCATCACGAATACGCATTGCTTTTGCTACGTCAGTCCCATTACCTGCTTCGACTGCTTGAGCAATAATGTGCTCAACTGCTCTTGCTTCTTCAACAGCATCTTCTAACTGTTGATCCAAAGTGCGCATATCTTGACCAACAGCTTTTTGTTCAAGGTATTGCATTCTTTGGTGTAGTTCATTATTCTGGTTACGTAATGCTTCGAGCTCAGCTTTGTCACGTGCAATTGCTTCTTTTCGACGATGAGCTCTTTCTGTTTTTTCTTCTCTTCTGCGACGACGAACTTCATCACGATCACCGCCTGCATCAGCATCTTCAGCTAATCGACTATCACCATCGTCATCATCATCGTCATGATGAGCACTAGTCTCAACCGCAACAATCTCTTCATGTTGACTAACTTTCTTGTCATCATCGCCGTCATCTTCATGGATTAAATCATTGTTTTCTGTGTTCATAATCAGCTCCTTTCAGCTGTTAGATAAATGCACGAATCTTAAGCGGATCACCGCGAACTCGGCCAAGAATATCAAGATCATTTAGCATCACAAACTCAATCTCTTCGTCTTGATACGGCACAGTCCATCGATCACCACCATATTTCGGTGTACGTACAAACTCACCTACATCGCACCATGATCCTTCAGGCCACATATCCATAGTGCTACGGTTTTTGTATGCTAAAGGCCCGATTGCTACGACTTGAGATGTTTGTGTATTGCTTGCTTCAGTCTTACGTGCTTCTTCAGGGATGTACAACCCGCTTTTTGTCTGTGACTTGGCACGGCGGATTTGTACAATCACACGTGAGCCAAATGGGTCAATACCACAGTCTACAGTAGGAAATGCATCATCTATTGTGTCGTGAGACAAGTCCATCGGTGTTTCTAATAGCATTCGCTTCTCCAATGCTGGTTAAAGGTATGTGTCTTGCTTATCCTGTTCTTTAAGGATTTGCTCTATTTTTATGAGTGCGAGTTCCAGCCCAGTGTATAACCCAACTCGTTTTCCGTACTCATATTCAATGTTCTTGCCATCTGAAGGAGTTAGTCGCATAGCCTCGTGAGCCACTCGGTCTTGTTCTTCCTTCAGTTTGGCAATCACATGTTTAATCACATGCCGCCTTTTGGTGTCTTGGCTTCAAATGATTTAGCTTTGCTAAGATTCTTAGCATCGCCACTGGGTTTCGGTGCTTTCGGTGCTGGGTCTTTACCGCTGCCAGCTACTGAAGTTGGGTAGGACTTACCCATTGCCATTTGCTTATGTAAATTCATTGCTTCCATGTTTTCTCCTATGGGTTGGGGTTTATGCCATGTCCGGTTGACAAAGCTATCTTGTCGCCTGACTGAACTTCAAGTGCTGCCAATTGCTTGGCTGTTTGATTATCAGATTCGTTCATTGCAAGTCGAGCATCAATCTCGGCCTGCGTACGACGATCTTCACCTTGCTGTTGCATCTGTTCACGCTGCAATTGTGTTTGTAACTCATTAATCTTCTGTTGAAGTTCTTGTGCTTTAGTTTGCTGATCTGTTTGCATCTTAGCTTGCTCAATCTGCATCTTAGCCTGATCCAACTGGCCTTTAACTTGGTCGGATTGAGTTTTGCGCTGAATTTCGGCTTGAGCAACTTGTGATGCAGGGTCAGCAGGAGGCGGCGGTTGAAATTGCTGAATAAGCTCAATGGTCTTCTCAACAATCTCCGGTATTGACTGGAGTGTTTGTGTTGCATCTTGAGTAACTGACTGGCTAGCAGCTGCCAACATCTTATCGAAGTCTTTCTTCTCTTCGTCTGTTGCGCCTTTTTGTAACTCGTTGATGCTCATACCTGCCGCTTCACTAGCTACTTGAACCATATGTGACACATACCACAACACAATGTGCTCACGACAATGATCAAGTAACGGAGGCAATGCCGCGGCTCCTACTAAACGACCACCACCTAATACTGGGTTTGTCATAAAATCAAGATGCACTTGTAAATGAGCCAAATGTTCTTGATCCGGGTATGCCGAAATAGGGCGCCTTAGCGATGCGGCTAAGTTTTCGTTTACGGCATTCATTTCTTCGACATGAGGCTTTGGGACAAGCAAACTATCGGCATCAGGTATCTTTAACTGCTTTAAGAACAGTTCTTCAACTTTGTACGGATCGTACAACCCTGGTTTCGCGTCAGATCGCTGAATAACGGCTTGTATTTGTGCAAAGCGCTGAGTTTCGCTAAAAATGTTCGGGTCACTAACAGGTATAACGTTAAGCGGGCCATCAAAGTCTTTGCGATAAACTAATAGCTCACCGGTCTCGTCATACACTTCATGCTCTTCAAGGTACATCTTGTTGATGCGATACAACAGCTCTAAGGTTTTACCCATGGCTGCATGTGTTCGTGCATGAATTGCATTAAAGACCACCATACCTTGCTCAAGTCTAGCAAGCGTGGTGCCTACTGGCACATTGGCATTGGAGTCAGCTAGGTCTTCAAAGGTGGTCCGCACTACGCCTTTGGCTGAATCAACTAAGAATCCGAGCAATTGGTACAACACACCAGAAGGCGGATTGAATGGCATTGGCATCATGACTTTACGTATATCATCTTGGCCAAATGATCCTTCAATCTCATGTACCTCGGTCGGGTCAATACGGTCTGTTTGACCGCCTGATCCGCCTTTAAGCTTAAGCAAACCAGGGAAATTGTTAATGTGTCCGGCATCAAGTAATGCACGAAGTGAACCAGTAACCGCAGCACTTAGACCACCAATCATTTGCACAAACCCGATCGGGTAAGCACCACGCCATGGAATCATTGGGAATTCGACCATCCAAAATAGCTCTTGGTATGCTTTGTCGTCTTCTTCCCAGTTACGATAAATTGATAGAACACTCTGTGTATTCTTGTCAATGCTTATGATGTATGGCTTTACGTCACCTTCAACATCATACTCAACGCATATTTCAAAGATTGTTCGCAATCCATCTTGGTTATATGTGTCAGCCGATCTACCCTCAATCTTGTCATTGGCTTTTTCGGATTTAGATGTCTCAGGTGTCATGGATACAGCTGGTAGATCAACATCACGGTACATGCCTGACTTTACACGGCGTTCGTATTCGATTCGTGTAATGTATTGAACATGTGTTTTGCGCTCGGCTGTATAGAAATTTGTAGCCGCAAACGGTAAGTAGATGTCATCAATCGACACAAACAATGGAATTGGGCGTTTACGTCTGGTGTCCCAAGTGATTTTAAGGTATTGAGCACCACCTAACGGAACCTGAGTAGCTAACTGTTCGAGCTCGGCTCTAAACTCAGGCATTTGAGTTGTGGTTTGCCAATTTAAATACTTGGTAATACGTTGTGCTTTGTCGTATTTGTCTTTTGTGACTTCGCCAACTATCTTTTCTTTGGCTGGCCCAGTAGCAGGAAAGATTTCTTTCATGATTCGTGAAGAAAAATCCACACATGCTTCGGTCAACATAGGGTGCACAACCTTACTAGCCCCTGTAAACCCAGCACCACCTGGAGCATCTTCGCCTAATCCGGTGCGGCGTAAGCCTTCTTCGTACTGTTCATCACGGCGCTTACGCGATTCTTTATCACGTTCCACCATGGTACACAAATCGGTGCCGATAGTAGCTAGTTCGCTTTCAGGCAGATCTTCAGCTAAGTTAGCATAGAATTCGCTGGAACCAGGAGGCGGTGAGTCATCAAACTTAACCATTGCCCCGCCGTCTTCAGTGTCAACAACATCCGGGTCTTCGCCCTCAAATTCAAGTGTCACACCTTCATCATCATTTTGATTTTCGTCCATAGTGCTCTCTTAAGCGGCGTAAGGGTTGTAATGCTGTTTAGGCTTCTTAGGTATGTCTTCTTTCATCGGTACTGTAACGGATAACATGTTCTTATCGCTTAGTAACCGAATTGCTTGTGTTGCTGAATCCATTAAGTCATCATGCTTAATAGACTTTTCGCCTGTGAAGCTACATATTTGTGACACTAAAGGCTCGGCCCATGTTTTAATTTGCCCCGGGCGTTTCTCGGATTCTACAACCCAGATGTATCCGTGTAAAAACAAATGAGAGACCATGTGTAAACGAGTTAGCTTATCGGCACGGCCTGGGTTGTAAGGGTGTGCCAATATACCCTCTCTAGCTAGCATTTGTCTTAAGCTAATGCCTGAGCCTTTATCCTCAATAAGACATAGATCAGGTTTACGGCCTACAAGGTACGAAGTCTTTGGCCCATACAGCGGCTTAATCATCGGCACACTGTCGCCGTCGCCATACTGAATCATCATTTCTTTCTTAACTTTAGAAATAAGATCAGGTAAGCCAAGTCGCTCTTGCCAACAGTCAAGCAATAGCATTGCCGGCTTTTTGTCGTTACGGAATAAGCCCCATACGCTACATGCTGAGTAGTCTGGATCGCCTTTCTTCTTGTCACGAGTTTCCTCGGTGAACGCTGTATCAAGGCTAAGCACTATGTATTCGAACTGTGGCAACGGCTTATTGGCTGGCCACATCTTAATTGAGTCTCTTCTAATGATGCCTGCTTCTTCTGGATCCAGTATCTCCGCATGGATCTCTTGGCGTCCAATCTTAGTGCCTTCGTATTGCAGGATCTGCTTTTGAAACGTAGGTGCTAAGTTTTGTATGTTAGCATAAGTGCTTGCCAATGTGATTGACACATCTTTATCTTTACGCTTTGTGAGCTCAACAATCAACGGCTTAGGGCGAGGAGTCGTGGTACACAGTAACTGAGGTTGCGTGCCAAGTCGCATGCCAAATTGAATCATGTCCCATGCATCTTCGAGATATTCCCAAGCGGCTAACTCATCAAGCCATCCACCATGAAACTGAGGGCCACGAAAGCGCTCCGGCTCAGATGCCGCAATGCCTTTGATGATAGACCCATTAAGCAATGTGATTTGATGCAATGACTTGGAATAATCAACTATAATCTCATGGGGTATTACATTAAGCAAACCTGAATCACCTTCAAAGCACACATCCCTTACATCACTTGAAGTCGGTGCGGAGACTAACCAGCGTGTCTTAGGCGCACTCCATGCATTCCACCAAGTAGCTTCGGCCGCCGAACGAGTTTTCCCCGCTCCACGACCAGCGAGTAATAGCCACACAGCCCACCAATCACCCTTTGGCGGTATTTGATGAGCAATTGCCGTTGTGAGCCATTTAATGCGAGCCTTAACGGCTGCTTTGTAAGGGGCTGGAAGATGATTGAGATCAGGTCCGTTCTTTATACGAACCGCAAACTCATTTGCTAGGTCCGGGCTTATCATCTTGGCGGGCCGCTAATAAGTCTTCAACAAGTGATTGTGAGAAATCATGAATCATATCAACCTGAATTGGCTTATCGTCTTTGCCAGTTACTTCAATCTTCGAGTTCTCACGATATTTCTTGGGGAACCGAGCCGCCATGCTCCGAGACCACAAACCGGTATTGAGCTTGGCACCTTGTGGAACCTCTACGATGTGCTTAGAGGCAAGTTCTTCCCAGTATGTCATTTCATATTGCTTTGCCAGCTCCATGGCTTCCAGAAACTCCTGATGAACTTCCTGCCATCCGAGGAGTGTTTTGTAGTGGTAGCCCAGAGCTGAGCTGATTTGCTCAACGCTCTTTCCCTCTCGGCCTAGCTGAATCACTTTATCGCAGAACGCGGGATCGTACTTTGTAGGCCGACCGATCTTTTTGGGGGTGTCTGTAGTCATGATTAGGATTGTATCCTCTCTGATAAAAACGTGCAAAGCTGCGATAAATGATAAATAAATGGAAACGGTTACAAAATCGGTTACAACTTACCAGAAAACTATATATATCAGAATATATATCTCTCTTATATAATATTCTTCTAAGTAATGTAACTTATGTAACTATGTAACTATAGGAAAAACAATGATAAAAATCAAACACTTAGAAGCGCGCATCAAGTTACAAGTCGAGTTACAAGTAAACACGAAACATGTAACTAGTTATCTACATTATATCTTTTTGTGCTATCTCATTCATAATTGCATCCTCTGTTTGTTTAGCTAGGTCACCTAGCGAGGTAAGGTTACACATTTGAGCCTTTGAACTTGTAACCCGAAAAACCGTATATCTACCACTCTTACCGTGCACTTTGATCACCTTCTGAGCTTCTATTTCACCATAGCCTAGCATCGCTTTGCGTATGTACTGGGCTCTCGGTCTACTGTCATGCCCCCAAACTTCGCAAAGTGTTTCGAGCTGGGCTGTTGTGAATGCCCCTATGCCATCACAGTTAGCTACGAGCCAATCACTTAGTTCTTGTGCAAATGCTTGGAGCGGAGTTTTACTAGCATCGATCGCGACTTGGCGATACTTGGTTTGTGGCGCAGGCGCTGCTGGATCAAAGCTTGAAATGTCACGTTGGTAGTACCAGTTGAGCACGATACTGAATCCATTTTGTTTCCTAGCCCATTGCATCAGCTTAATAACTTTAGGGTGCGTTTCAGTGTTTGTTAGTGTAACCGGATGGTAGATCGCTTCACGGCGAGCGGTGTTTCCCATTCTTGTGATGTAGGCATCATTGGATGTGAATACAAAGTTCATATAGTTGTCAATATTGTATTGAGCACCATACTTGTTGTTGATAGCAATTTCCTTGCCTGTGATCATCGACTTTAGTTGTTTGCTGTGGTCTTCACGGTCTGACGACGGTTCATTGACCACCACGAAAATCTTGTTACGGAATAAGCCATTAAAATTTCCGAACAATTCGTCTGGCCCTGCTATGATTGCGGGGCCTGTTTCACCAAGTCCCATCATTTCGGCTATAAATTCAGCTATTGCTGACTTACCAATGCCTTCTTGACTTGATACGAATTGAGGGGTAGTATTGTTCCGTCTGTACGGATATTGTATGACATTTGCGACCCAGTCGTGCCAGTAGTTTTCAAATGCAGGTTCATCACGAAAGAAGTAGGCACAAAATTCCAAGTATGGGGTTGGATCACCGTTTGCAGGAAAGTGGCTCCATGAGCTGAGATAATTGTAGCAACCTTCCGGGGTAATTTGTAGTCCTTGATATTGTGGGAATACCCCCACTTTGCGTATGTCACAGCGCTTCCTCCACTTTTTGTACTCATCGATCATGGCCACTTCCTTAACTACTGTCTTGGCAGGCCTGTTATTAGATGCCGGTACGATTGTTTGCGAAATATAGACATGTTGTGCACTATCGACTTTAGCCTTTTGGAATGGCATGATATGGCCATCATCAATCCTAATCACATCGCCATTAAAGAGCGCGTACCGAGTGGCGAACTCATGGAGCTTTACATCAAGTGTGTCAACACCGTTCATCACAATAGATGTTGTGGTTAGTATCTCGGCTAAGGATCCACCAGATCGAAGATGATCATCAATAGCATATTTACTGCCAACGCCAGGACCGAACTTGCCAACGCGACATAAATAGACTTCGGCTCCCAATCCTCTAAGCGTGATAGCAAGCTTTGTTTCAGCAAGTGCCACTTGGTCATTAGGTTCGCCGTCTTCTTTCTTTCCGTCATAATCAAATACTATATACACCTTACGATGCTTATGAGCAAAGTCGGCTTTACGTTTCCAATGGAACTGCATTAAGTCTTTATGCAACACATTACCTGTTTTATCGGTCCATGATGTTACACCTGCTAACCCTATCACGCCGTACAGAGATGACTCAGCATCAAGAGCCTTTTGAATTGACCATGATTTGAATTCGCCTTCAGTGATGATGATAGGTACATCAACATCTTGTACAATATTACGCCATGCGGAGTTTAACGGGAAAAAGATATGTGAGCCTGAAGCGCGTGCTTGGCTATACTTCATCTTTGTTTTAGGTACTAATAATCGAACACGTTCAAAGCCTGTGTCGTTACCGTCTAAGTCACGATACGGTATACGTACTGACCATTCTTTTGTGTGACCAAGTAGTGTCTTTGTTTGGTCAGGATCGAGGAGCTCAAGGCCTAAAATGCTAACATCTGTATCATCGAATTCACGATCTGATAAAAAGCTAGTGTATAATTGAGCAGGTTGTGCTGTATGCGATGCGAATCCTGTGCTCATAGCTGTTACGTTCCCCTAGCGTAAGTATTAGAGCCATGAATTCACGTTCATGGCTCTTTTTTATTGTCAACTTGTGTGAGCTTTCATAATAAAACAAAAGGCCGACCAATGTAAATTAGTCGGCCAACTATTTAAGCTAACACGAGATCGTTTGCCAGCCTAGTGGCTAAGTCCTTAGTAGCTAAACCATCACCAAACCAAGCACGGTCTATACGTACATCATCAGTACGGCCACGATGATGGTCAACATATTCCGTTACTGCATTTACTAAGCCCCAAGCAGTACCTGAAGCCGACTTTAAATTGGAACCCATGCCACTACCTGTAAACAGCTCCATTAACTTGTCCGAAGTGCGGTGACTTATGATCTTATCGCCTTGGGCATTGCTGTATGCAGACACATTATTAAAGTATTCACGAGCTTGGTCTGATGTGACTGAGGTGTGCGCCCATACATCAACGGAAGTCATGAAGTTTTGCCATGATGTAGCTGCTATGCCTAATTGTGCCTTCACCTTTACTTCATCGAACTGTGAACGGTGCGGTATTCTAACAACGTTCTTAGACTGGCCTGATGCAGCATCTTCCATCGCAAAACCTAATGTGTTGTTGCACACTACACGAACTGAAGTGAACATGGCCGTTGTTGCCATTGAACCATCACACGCTGTACCGAGTAACAAGTAACCTTTGATGGTGTCATCAAGGATCTTTGCTTCTTCACCGATAGAAGCCAGTGCCCAGTATTTCTTGCCTTTTTTAAGGACGCCTGCCGTCTCTAATGTAAAGCCAGCTTGTTCAGTAAGGTCACGGTAAAACTCTAACACCTCACCTGGTTGTACTACTTGATAGCCTTTACCAACCACTGCCAGAGCATCACCAGTGTCGGAACGATACAACACTTTTTTGCTAGGCATGGAGCTAGGACCAAAGCCAGTGGTGAAATGCACATCGGCATCCATGATCTGAAAATCCATGCCTGATGCTTTTTGCCATACTTCGATTGGCTGACCTATTGCCATCTTCTGACCAAGACCGTGCCAAGGCTGTTCGCCAACGTATGCTATTGCTGCCTTACCTTTAGTGAAATCTAATTCGTGTGCCATGATGAAGCTCCTTGTATTGAGTATTTAGAGGGTTTCTGCTGCTACGGAGATGCTATAACCGAGATCCTTAATGCCTGCTAAATCACGGTCGGTGAAAGTTTTATGACCAATCAATGCTGCTAACTTAAGGGCCACATCACATACGGGGTACACTGCACGTTGGCCAAAGTTCTTAGTGATACGGACTGTGATGTTCATGATGTTTTCCTTCGTATTTAGTATTGTGTTTGACTACAGAAGCATTGTATCTTAAAACTAGAATAATTGTACAAATTATTTTTAATTATTTTCACTTATTTTATTTGCATTATCATTCATGAAACTAATCCAATCAGCTGCCCATTCATTAGCTTCACGGCCTGTGGAAAATGTACGGACTGTTTCAATTTGGCCGTCAACATAACACTTTGAAACCCATTTGGTTGGGTCGATTACAGAACGTAAGGTGGTTGTTGTTAAGTTCTTCATAATGTTCTCCTTTTAAGTTAGACTACAGAGACATTGTACATTAAAACTAAAAATAGTTTAAATAATTTTTTTAATTGTTTTACTTATTTTAGTTTTTAGAGTATACTTACAATGCTGTTCTTTATCTACGTTGGAGGGGGTGTGAAGCTATATCAAATAAACTTAAGCAATGGCACGGTTATATGGTGTGCCAATAAAACAGAAGCAATTAGTGAAGCTAAGTTGCAAGCAATTAAAGAAATGTCGACAACAGGGGTAGCAATTAAGTACGACATTACGCCTGTGACAGTGCCTTTACTTAAACCGCAATTTTTAGATTGGATTAACAACAACTTTGGAGGGTATCAAAATGTCTAAATTACCATTGGATTGGCATAAGAAACGATTAGCAAAAGGTATGACCACAAAAACCGAATTAGTGCTAAATGCATTGCAAACAAGTAAGACGCCACAAAATGTAATGCCATTAATGAAGAACTTATTAAACTTAAAGATAGGTTCATTAGCTACATGTCATCATTCATTGGCATGGCTTATTGACAATGGTTATGCAAAAGCAGTAACTAGCAATGAAGATCACCGTATGAAAACAATCGAAATTTCGAACAAAGGTAAAGGATACTTTGAATCATGAAAGCTGAATTAACATATGTGCCTTGGTCTGTTATTGATGAGATGGTTGATGACATAGCTAAACAAGTACGTGATTCAGAAAAAGAATATGCATACATAGCAGGCGTGGCGCGAGGTGGCTTAATACCTGCCGTTATGTTGTCACATAGATTAGATTTGCCTATGGTAGCCATTAACCCTAATGATGAAGTAAGTCAACATCATGAGGTGCTTATTATAGATGAGATCTATGACACAGGCAAAACCATGCGTAAGCTTATGGAAAATAATCCTAGAGCTGATTTTGCCGTGCTATACCACAATATAGACTTAGCTCCTTTAAAGTATTTTGCAGTAAAACGTAAGCTTGATGATTGGATAATCTTTCCTTGGGAAAAAAATAATGAACAATGATATATTTGAAAAAGTACGTGAGTTTAGAACTAAACTAAACTTGCCTGTAAATAGCACACCACAATTGCTTGATGCATCTGACATTTCTTTTTATGCACGTTTTTTAATGGAGGAATTAAGTGAACTTCTTAAAGCTCATGAGCAAAGCAATCTTGTTGACGCTGCTGATGCTATTGCTGACCTTGTCTACGTTGCTATGGGCTGTGCCCATCACATGGGGCTTCCTTTGTGTGATATTCTGGGGATTGTGCATTCGGCCAATATGGAGAAAGTACCTGGCTCTACATCAAGAGGAATCAAACAAGACGCACAAAAACCTGACGGATGGCAAGGACCTGAAGGATTAATTGCTCTTTTGTTAATGGAAAAATGTGAAAGATAAGTGTTTACTTTTGCTATTTTAGTGTACAATGCAATTGTTTACTTCCGTAAACACCTAAATACTGGAGACCAACATGAATATTTTTTATTTACATGACAACCCAATCATAGCAGCAAGTTATCATTGCGATAAGCATGTAGGCAAAATGCTTATCGAAACATGCCAAATGCTGGCCACTGCTCATCATCAACATGGCAATGGCGATAAAGTATCTTACAAGCAAACACACGTTAATCACCCATCTAATAAGTGGGTACGTGAATCCCCTTTACATTATCGTTATGCCGTTGCATTAGCTCATGCCTTAGGTCGTGAATTCTTTAAGCGCTATGGCAAACATCACAAGTCATACGATGTGTTGCTTAATGAGCTTTATAAAGCACCACCTGCTATGCAATCAATGCCTTTTAAATGGCGCACACCACCTTTAGCTATGCCTGAAGAGTTTCATGACGATAATGCAGTAAAAGCTTATCGTCGCTTTTATGTAAGCAAACGTGAACGTATGGAAATGGTTTGGTGTCGTCATGCTAAGCTTCCCCCTGAATGGTACACAGACATAATGCAAAGTTTGGAGATTGTATGACAGAAGAAATAAAACGATTTTGTACGGCTTGCCAATGCGATAAGCCTATGCAAGGTGGTTCATTTAAAGCAGGTAAAGTAAACCGTTGGGTTTGTGAAGGATGTTTAGAGCGTATGGCAAGTAAATTGTCTAATAATGCAACAAAGAAAAAAGAAATAGACATGCCTGATAAAGGTGCTAAAAGAGGTAAGCCTTTTGAGCTTACAAGGCCGCATCGTTTGTTTGATCATATACGTTTAGCTTATAAAATACAAAGTGATGCTTCATTATCGCAAATACTTGAAGTTAGCCCTTCAATAATTAGTCGTATTCGTAGTCGTAAAATTAAAATAAGTGCTGAATTAATTTTAAAAATTTATGACATAACTGATTTGCCTATTCAGTCCATACGAGAATTATCGCGATGAATTTTGAAAACTTATTTCCTACGCCTATAGGTCGATTAGACTTAAATAAGCCGTTCACTAAAAAAGAAATTCAGTTTATTAACGGCTTAAAGCGTAGGCCTAACATAGGTAATGAAACATCAGTTGATAACTATATTTTTAAGCACAAAGAACTTAAAAGAGTGTCTGATTTAATTGACAAAGCCATTAATGAGTACTATAAAGAAGTGTATTCGCCTGCTAATGATGTAAGGTTGTATGTGACGCAATCATGGGCAAACTATAGTAAGACAGGCGCATATCATCATAAACATCACCATCCAAATAGCATTGTGTCTGGGGTGTTGTATGTGAATGCAATTTCTGAATTAGATCGAATTTATTTTTACAACAACAAAGAGCCAATGTTAAAAGCTCCAGTAAAAGACTGGAATGCATGGAATTCACAAAGTTGGTGGCTACCTGTAGCTACTAATAACATTGTTTTGTTTCCGTCTACATTAGAACACATGGTTGAAAATGTAGTAAATGCTGATGAACGCGTAAGCATTTCATTTAACACATTTGTCATAGGTATACTTGGTGACAACAAAGAATTAACGGAGCTAATTTTATGATGAAACTACTAATGACTGACATAGATATTATTCGCATGGCAAAAGAAGCTAGTGGTGATGATTGGTTCTATGACATACATGAAAGAAGTGAATGAAGCTTTACATTATTTTAGGTGTATGTTTAATCATCATAGGCGTTGTATCAGGTGTCAAAGATGCTATGAAAGAAGAGTTTAAACGTGGTTATGCGGCTGGTGCTGATTCATTATCTGAAAAACACGTTAGTGAAGTATGTATACAGTGGTTATTTCAATCTAACTTAGAACAAGCTAAAAGAAAGGTATGTGGCAAATGAAAGCTTTCCCAGGAAATAGATTTGAAGGAATGGAATTACGTGATTACTTTGCAGCTAAAGCTATGCAAGGGTTGATTGAAAGCAAAATTGTAATGGATATATGTGAATCTAGCGTTAACGCAGAATTACCTGAAATCGTTGCCATAATGGCGTATGATTTGGCCGACTTAATGATGAAAGCGAGGGAAAAATGAACAAAGAT